TTTCCCGACCACATTTCTAGAATACACCATCACAAACTCTCATGGGGAGAATAGTGGACAGTTCCCAGATTGGCACACTATTCTCAATAACGAAGGTCTTATTGAGAATCAAATATTATACGTGTACCAATCTGGGAACTGGTAGTTTAAAAGATATCTGCCAGTTCTTTGATGCTAACATGAACTTTCTCATCACCTTGAAGATCTAGTACTTCTCGCCAGTCTAGATCTTTTAACTCTAGATCATCATAACATTCGATGTCTAGTGTAACACTTACAATTCGTTTACGTGCGTACATGAGAATCTCGTGCGATGTGTATGTATTATACCATATATGATGATGCATGTACATCTCGTAGTGTACACATATCTCGTATATGATTATGCATAATGACGATATGCTAGGTCATTATAATCACATGAATCTCGTACATACTCGTCATCAATCTCGTATGTGTCTTGTATGTTATATTGATGATTATGTGTATCTCGCATCATGTACTCACACATCTCGTCGAGATCGTATGTATATAACTCGTTGTTATGCTCGTATGCAAACTCGTAGTCGTTGTAGTACATAAGTCTCGTAGGTGAATCTCGTACTCTGTTATTATAACCGATCACCCACCATCCGTCAAGCGGGTCTCATAAGCATTATTTATAAGATTTGTGATTTTTATGTGTGGGTTCTCAGATTTTTCCCCGTCCCTGTGGGTTGACAACTGCGGTCCTATGTGCTAACGTGCTAAACTCACAAGAGCCAGGGAGGTTTATAAGAGGGTTACTCACAAGAGCCCAGGAGGTTTATCAGAAGGTTCTAGAGGGTTTATCAGAAGGTTCTAGAGGGTTTATCAGAAGGTTCTACAAGGTATTATTCTCAATAAGATATTGCAATTGAGAATCATTAAAGAATAAAAGAAAACATATTTATAATACCATTTAAAAGCATTATTTTATATTATAATGTATCATATTATACCAAATACCATCAAAAGTTCACCACTTACCTATAGGGCATTGGGAGACACCAAACTTGACCTTTGTACCCATATGACAACCACACTGTCTACAACGATTCTGTCTTACACTATAATACTCACACTTCTTACATACATCTAACCTTTGTTTCTGTTCTTCTTCTGATAGTATAAGTTTCGTATTATTACTGGGTGATATATCAATTACATTCTTTACCACTTCAAATGTAAACTTGGCTAGATTCTTTCCTTGTTCATTAATAGATGGAAATTGTTCTTCTTTCATCAATCATAACCTCCCAGATAGAACCATCCAGTCACAACGTACTTATTCCCCTCTAATACCATTCCTCCTCTATGTGTATGTGTATAACCCGCTGGCCATAACAATAACTTTCCCTTCTCTGGTTGTTCTCTCCTTTTATAATACAAGAACTCTGTTTCTCCTCCTTGGAAGTCATCATTCAAATACACCATCCATACAATTAATCTTCTACAATGTTCTAGATTTGATTGTTCATCGTGCCAGACGTGATAACCTCCCCCTGGTGGTGTCTTCTGTACCTTTTGAACAATCGAATACATTGGCACATCCTTTAATGTACCAAACACCTGTCGATACTCTTCTAGACATTCCTGCATTGGATCATACAGTGCAGGTAATGGATCATAATCTAATGATGGACCCATTGAATGTAAATCATATGCCCAGTCAAACCTTCCGGCATTTGAATTGGGGAACTGAGTATCTTCACAATAGACATCATTAATCGATTGATAATAATCAAACGTCTTTATGATCTCATCACAGAAGGTGTCGGTGTAAACGTTTGAGTATGATCCAATGAACTGTGAATATTCACCCTTTAACTTCGTATTGTCTGATGATGTGTTCATAATCGGGATACTTGTCGATGATTACTTGTTTGATTTGATCATAGTATACATTGTTCCATTCTTCATCATTTGAGATCCATTTGTCTAAAGGACAATCTCCCCATTGGTCCTGAATCTTATGTGGCAGATAACATCCACATCGTTTACATCCCTCCTCTGGTTCATCAAAGTATTCACACGATTCGCAAATACTCCACCTTTCCTTCTGACAGTTCGATGATGAATGAAATGGATGATCCGCTTCCTGTAAGAAGAACTCATCCATAAATTTAAAGATTAACTCTTTCAGTTCCGTGCTTGCACTTTCCATATTATAACATAGTTTTCATTATATATTCTGAATCGTACCCTTGATTGTATTGTCCGTAGAATACGTAATCTTGGCATTCTTTTTGATAAAGGCACGTCCTGCACTTCCTGATGATGACTGTCCCCAGTCTCCTCCACTATTACCGGCATTTCCTTTATTACCCGTCGAACTATTACCATTGACGGCACAATTATTCGTATTGCCATCATTACCACTGTTTCCTATGTGTGGAGACAGATTGATTGAAGTATTGCGATTCGACCATCCCTTTCCTTGTCCTCCATTACCTCCGGTTCCTTTACCTCCACCGGTCTGTGTGAAGTTAGAGTAATTATAACAATAATAAGTATTTCCATTGCCACAGTGATAACCCGTCGCATTGTATTGATTCCATCCTTGTCCTCTTCTCCATCCACCACCACGACAACGTGATCTTACACCATTCGGATTGATCGCATACCAGTTACTACAATAATTATTCTGAGCATTCGTTCCGACATTATAACAAGCCAAACCACTTCCATCATTTCCATCATTTCCGGACGATCCACCACCTCCACCAGCCCAAATCTTACCATAGGATCTTACCTCTACGGAACGTTTTGAATACGTATTGTTCACGTATAGTGCATCTCCTCCGGCACCACCAACATTACCACTCTCACCATAGATTGCACCACCACTATCAACCTCAATCTCCAGGTTATACAGATTCCCACTGAATGCCAGTGCATCATCACTCGGACTGTCCGCATGAACAATACCGGTCACATCAAAGATCTTTCGTACATTCTTCGACAGGTTATTATTCCAGGTTCCGGTATTATTCGCACTATAAGAAAGTTCGGTATCCGTTCCACTCTGTGTGACCACATATTGACTGATCGTATCTCTCAATGAATCAACGGTCCAGTTATTATTCGCAGAAACGGATGCATTCTCTGTTGCATTAGGTACTCTTTTTGTAATCGTAGATGCATCTTTCCAATCTACATCATCATCGGTATTTCTGAGATATGTGCTCGCCTTGATGTTCTTTGTACCACCACCAAACTCTGCACGAATCTGAGAAAATGAGATTGGATTTCCTGCTCCGGCAGTAAAGTGAGATGTCTTCGTAATGTTCGTTGCCATTATTATGACGCTTTTTTGTTATTTATTCCGGTGGTGTCTCCTCATAACCATACTTAATCGCAATCGAAAACCGGTGCTTATTTCTAAATGATGTCGCACGGTGTTGTATCATTCCATCAAATACCACCAACCGATTCGGTACTGGTGGTACACCCAGAATGTTTCCATCAATATAAAACTGTGTCTCTCCTCCGTCCTGTAGTTGCCAATCCCAGTTTGCATAATACAAACACGTCAGTCCTTTTCCGTCCTGATGAAAATAAGGATTCTCTCCCGGTGCAAAAATGTTCACGTACATTCGATAGAATGATAATCCTCTCAGTTCGGGAATCTTCTCTTTCAACCTTTGCTTAAACATCACAAAGATGTCCTCCCGTGCCTGAATCTGATTGATCATTCCTGTCGGCGGAAGTCCATAATCATCAGCCTCACCATAAAAGTAATCTGCTCTGTGACAGTAATCGTGTACCTTCACAAACTCTTCCGGAGTCAGAAAGTTATCATCATACTTGATTTTGTCCTTCAGTTCCATAAGATAATAACCTCAGATTAAATGCTACCGTAATACGTGGATTGTTTGGTGTTGGTTCCGACTTCTCAACGTGATGTACCAAATAAGACGGAAAAATTAATAGATCACCTTCCTTGACTTTCGGACTCCAGTTCTCCTTACAATGATTTGAATCCATCTCAAATGAATGACATCTCAGTGCCGAAATGGGATCGTGAAATGTGGTCGATTGATGAACTTCCTCATCAAACTTCAAATAGTGTACACAAGAAAAGTGTACCGGAGGTTGAAATGGTGTCGGATTGATGTGGTGATGTTCTTCCTGATATTCTCCATCTATGTAGTAGTTGAACCACATATCCTCCAGTGAAAAACTCACTGGTTTGTCAAATACAGAACTCACATACTTCATATACAGTTCGTGTATCTTATTCGACTCAAAGATCCTATGATTCAGTTCATCCTCATCGAATGATGTGGTCAACTTATCGGTCAACCAACCATTCGGAATTGGTAGATTCTTTTCTTCATAACACTTCTGAATCGATGCCAGTACTTCTCTCTGAATCACAGAGTTCTCTCTGACATTGGTATGATATAGAGTGACCGGAAACAGTGTTCTCTTATAGTGATTCCTCATTGTGGATCAATGTATCTCCCTTCCTGTGATTTATATGTATCCTCATCATTTCTTCGGTTCTTCACATACTCCAACTGATGCCAAGATTCCGGAAAGCACAATACACAACAGTGCGTCTTCTTATGAATCGGACAGTCCTTGATGTTCTCATCATCCTTACACCTCACACCAATCTCAATCGTAATGTATTTGGAATCAACAAAATAAACCCATCCTTTAAGAACGGGTCCGTATGATGGTGTCCAGATTACATAATCATCGACTCTTGGTTTATAAGTCATATAAATGCCGACATCAAAGGACTGAGATTGAGTTGCATTGCACTGTAAGGACTTGTGTCCTCTATTTCTACTTTATCACCGACTTGTTTGGCATTGATGGGTGCATAATAGCACTTTGTCTTTGTATTATAGAAACCCCAGATTGATTTGGGAGTTTTGTTGGTATAAGAAAACTGGCCGTGATTACAAACCCAGACAGCAAGAATATTACGCTTGAACTGTTCAACTTCATAGGAATAACCTTTTGGTGGTTGATGTGGGAATGAAAAATCAATGATCACTTTTCTCTTACAACACGAATACGATCGGGTGCACCACCACGTGAATATAGAAACTCCAGTAGTTCTTTGGCACGTTCTTTCGTCAGGTTTTGATACTCTGGACCTGCCACTGTCCAACCAATTGTCAGTTCTTCTTCAATTCGATAACGTTCTTGACTCATTTTTTTAAGTACAGAATACATCTATTATACCAGATTCGTGGTCATCCGCCAACCGTAACTTCGTGGCATTGATGATACGTTCCATCATCAGGTGTCCATAATCATTATCAAATTCTTCTTCATTCGAAAGAAGATCAAAGGCTTCCTGATCATTTTCTGCAATGAGTGTGATCAGTCCACCATACTCAGAAGATGGAAATGGCACCCAGTAATCAAGAATGTAGAGATATTTGTCGTTGGAGTTCATAATAGACTGATGTAAGTTTAAGATTTAGATATTGCTCATAAGGATTATCTTTGATTAGATTGAGAAGGTTTGAGACTTGTTGTTGTGCAAGTAACAACTTTTCTTTTTCTTTCACAGAAACTCCTGCATAAAATAATCAACCGTCAGTTCCATCTTGGATGCGGTATTTTCAATAAACTCATCCGCAATTTCTGGGGCATCCTCTTTAATTATGGCATACCAAGAATACCAAAGAGATGGATTTGTTGCTGGTGTCACCGACATTTCAGAAAGATGGTTCAATGATTGGTTCATAACGGATTCCAAGTTCACTAGAGTCTAGTTGTTCATAATATCCATACAACTTATCATAGAGAGTTGAAACACTTCCACATTCTCTGGCAATCAATCTCTCATCACGAATGTCAAGTTGTTGAAGTGCAGAAAGCACAATCCCCAACTCATTGACATTCATATCAATACAAATCTCCGTTTTCATTCTTCAGTAACTCCTTCAGTTGTTGAACAGTTTCTTGCATACAGGAACGGGAATAACCGGCAGCATAAGGGTAACCTTGATCACTCTTTTCAGGTGCAGTATAACATATCTGAATCGCATTTTCAAGTCGATCAATCATATACTCAATGCGACTAATAGAAATGTGAGTGGTTTTCATAGTGAAAGAGTCAATTGTTCGAATTGAAGGTGATCATCACAGGAATCATCGTCCTGTAGATCAATCATTTCAGTGTCTACGTGTTTGACAAGTTTGCCGAAAAGAAAGTCAACAAACTCAAGATCTTCTTTAGAAAACATCAGTGAAGACTCCTCCCTTGACTACCTTAGTATTATAGGGCATCTGAGGGGTCTGAGAAGACCCCTTGTGCCACTTCTTAGACTGTCTCCTCCTGACGGAAATAGAGACCGGCACGTTGCATCATATCAATCAGTGCTGCCTGAATCTCCTCTAGTTCTTCTACATCAGCATCATTCTCCCAAAAGTCAACAATATCAAACTCTTCAAAGTTCACAGTTCCGTTCTGATACATTGGAGCATAGAACAGTTCACCCTCAGTACAAACAGTGTAGACACATCCGTGTTCCTTAACAGTCAGAAACACACCAGAGAAGTTGACATTCATGAGAAAAAGTTGTGAACGATGACTACAATAAGAGCAAAGAAGTAAAACATCAACAGTAAACAGGAGAGTAATCTTTGCCAGTGTATGCTTCCAGGTTGAAGTCGGACACAGTAGCACCATTGGCAATGTAGTTGTTCACATCATACACCATATCAGATTTGGTACGGGTAGTGAAAGAAGTCATCTGCTGAGAGAGTTCTTCAGTGGGGTGCCAAATAACACGTTTCACAAAACGCTTACCGGTGCCAACGGGATAGAAGTCGATCTGGGTGGCAGAGGTTTGGAGTTGCATTGGGGTGTTCCCTTGATTACCTTAGTATTATAGGGCACCCAGACGGTCCTGAAAGACTCTGTGTGCCACTTCTAGGACTGTCACCCCATCAGAACCCGATCTGTCTTGTAGAGTAGGATTTCTCTTGCTTTTTTGGCAGCAAATCCGTCCTCTGTTTTCTTCCTTCGACCAGCAGTGTAGGTGATGTCAAAGTAATGAACCTGCATTGACCTTGATTGATCATCAAACCAGTCATCATCTGCACGGTTAGCAACAAAAACTAAATTTTGTGCATCGGCAAAGTCCAGGAGGGAGGTCAGTGCCTCATCTCCAAACCCATTGCCATAATCTGCAAAACTATCACGGTAGGGTGGATCAAAGAAGAAGAAACCATTTGGATCGTTCTCTACGGCATCTTTCCAATCACCACTCTTGATTGTTACATTCTGAAGTGCATTGTGCCACCAGTTCAATACATCACGATCATAAACTTTGTCTTTCTGATTCAACAATCCAGCAGGAGTTCCATACCTTCCGTTGGTATTCTTGTTCAGTTGGTAGATACCATTGAACCCAGTCTTCATCAGAAAGTAGAGTGTGGCTGCCTCAAATGTTGGACTCCATTCCTGATAGTTCCAGGCGTGAAGATGACGGGTATCAAAATAGAACTTCTTACGATCATCTTTGCTCAGTGGCAGATACTGAGATTCAAGACTGTCCAGACGTTGTTGAAACTCAGTCAGGTCAGTCTTGATTGCTTTGTAGATATTCACAACATCAGAGTTGATGTCATTGATCACCACATTCTTTGGTTGGTAGGTGTTCATCACATGGACGAACATTGCCCCACCACCAAAGAATGGTTCATAATAAGTTTTGAAGGCAGTGGGCATAAAAGGTGTATAATGTTTTAGCACCTTTGTCTTACCACCTGCCCAAATGAATAATGGTTTCATTGAGTCTTTGTTGGGTCGATAATATCAGAGTCCTTAAGTTCTCCCTCAGAAATTTGATGCTTCAAAGGAGTTCCATCTCTCTTTGTCAATACATCTTCTTCAATAAGAGTATTGATCTTAGTGACGATTCTAACAGCAATCAGATGTGATTGCGAGTTTCCAGATGTACCCTCTGTTAGAATCTTTGGAGAGGTTTTCTTCAGTCGTTCAGTCAAATATTGATGAACGACATAACCTTTGTCACCTCTACCTAGGTTGTCTCTAAGATACCACACTCTCGCAAGTCCTGCGATAAGAGAACCCAGCATAGGAGATTCTGACCAGTTGGGTGAATTTTGATCTTCAATCAGGTCAGCATAAGTATCAATCGCCTTCTTTGCGTACTTGGGGTTATCACCAACATCATATGCCTCAAGAACACGAGTGAGACCAGAAACTTCGTATCCACTAGTGTCACCGATCTGCTCAATGTGTACTCCCATAGTAACAAGTTTCTGCTCCTTTTCGATGGCATCTTTGTTACCGTAAGCAATGCCAGATCTCAGGGTTTCAATGGCACCAACGTTGGTGCGGTTCTTGTTAAGATCCTCAAAATATTTTGCTTCAACAGAAACACACTCTTCTAGAGTTCTATCTTCGGGATGAACAATGACTTGGCAAGGTACACACAACTCTCCAGATTGATTTGTGTAAAGATACCCAATAGTTGTGGTGTGTTGTCCATCAGCAATAGTTTTCTTACCATCAGGACGTTCAAAAACAGCAAGAGGACGACACAGTTTTGCATCGAATCTACCTGCTTTTTTAATCATTGCCTTATTCAAGAGTCTCTGATATTCCTTGTCAGAGTATAACTCTTTAACGGGCACCATGGTGATAGGAATATAATCCTCTTCATCAAAATCATGTTTTCTGACAACCAAACCAAGATTATCTGCAATCTCAGTAATAGGTACTAAGTTGTCTTTAGATGAGTCGTACATAGTTTTTCTCCAAATCCCCTTTATTTTTTGTCGTTGACCTGACACGAATGTCTTGGGGGGTTTATAGTCAACGTGATTTAATTATACAACTTTTTAGTCAGTTGTCAACGTTTGTTCTTTTTAACCCAACCTCCAGGTGTAGTAGCATCTACCATAGGTTCCCAGTTAGGAAAATAAGATCCGACATAATCTTCAATCCCAAACTGTTGATACATTCCAGTATTCAGTTTAATAAGTGCTTTTTTCATATTACTAGCAACAATCCATCGGTTTGTTTTAGTTACAGTATATTCACCATAATCACGGATGAGCATATAAGGTTTTTCAGTTTCTTTACCAATGCCAAGTTGAATACAAGCAATGGTGCTGTTAATGATTTCGATTTGAGTCGTGTTTTTGAAAAGACCAAGCATAATCAGAGAGTGTTTTGAGGGAACAGAGTGTTGATGCGTTCTTCAATGACTTCAATCATTTTATCATTGATGAACTCTTTTGTAAATCCATATTCAGTTGTAAGGTAGGCAGTATTGGAACCAGGATTGTACTGATTGAAACCTTCCAGGTGAGCAACATTCAGTGCCTTACCGATAGTGCCATCTTCATATGCACCTTCACCAGTACAGAAGGTGACGTAAGAAACATCAGGATTGATCTTACGGCAGATGAAATTGTTCTTGAACCATCGCTCAATAGCGTTACCACGATCCTGCTGCTTCTTACCTTCCATCACGGCAATCAGCACACCACGATAGAACCAGGCACCACCATCGGGTTCACATGCACCTTTACCACCAGGAATCTGATCCTTAGTGAGTTTCTTTTGCAGTACAAGTTCTGGATACTTTTTAGACAAGACTGCAAAAACAGACTCTTTCAGATGCTTACACTGCTCATCAAGTTGACGTGCTCTAGCATCAGTGGCAACAGTTCCTTTCTGAATACCACCTTTGAACTGATAAGTGTTGCTCATGTTTTCGTCTTCAGGAAAAAGAAAAGTGGTTTTCATTGAAATCAGTAAGAATAAGTAGAGAGGTTGCAGGCAGGAACGTGGTAACCGTTATCGGGTTGATTCACATCATAGACCCAGATAAGTTCACGGTCGTTTGCTGCTTCATAAGACTTAAAACCAAACATAGGAACCAGTTTGACCATCAGAGCACCCCAGTGGTACTCTGTTTCAAAGTCGAAGGTCATCGGTGCCGTCCCTTGATTACCTTAGTATTATAGGGCACTGGTCAGTCGGTTGGGGAAGGATCGGACCACTTCATCGACTGGCACACTCTGTTTGTCAGTTAAGTACCAAACATATAGTCTTTCTTCTTCTTCCCGTGCCTCAATCTCATGAGGTTGATACCAATACTCCCAATTCTCCACTGGTATTTTAGAATAACACAATTTTCCGTATCGGGACCGCAGAGAACCGACTACCCACTGCTTCAGATGCGTCAGTTCGTGCAAAAGAGTTTTTATATACAACTCCTCATCCATATGGGTCTGAAGTTCAATCAAGAAGTGACGTGGACGATGATACTCACCGACAACATCACAATAACCAACAACATTCTCACGTTTCAGACCACGATGAACAATATCCACCGTGATTTTGTGATTGGGGAAGAAGTTATTCAGAAACCAAGAGGTAACATCCTCACAGAGGACTTTAGAATAACCATATCCAGAAGCGCAGATGTAAGACATGAACCCCAGTGAAGAAACCAGACGAAACTTGAAATGAAAATGAGTTTATGTGTTGCAGTCATGTTTCATTCCCATCAGTTTACCATAAATCTTGGCATAGAACATCTGAATCGGTTTTTCAGTGTCATTAGTAATTTGTTTTCTTACAAGTTCCATCAGTGCCTCAACTTCCTTTATAGTAAGATCGGCATCTATGTTGTGTTCGGTAACTTTCATCCCCAGGCACTCATAAACTCATCCATACTGAATATCTCATCAGTACCAGTTTCTTCTACCAACTCATCATAACTCATTTCTTTCAGCATCTCCAGGTATTCTTCGGGAGTTGCATCTTCATCAGGGTCAAAATCATCATGGCAGAGAAACACATACTCATTGTAGAGTGCGTCGATTAGTTGTTCTTTTGACGGGTTCATTTTCTTTGTTGAGATGATTAAACCAAGGGGAAAAGAGTGCTAGTGCTGCCCATACAACACTAGCAAGGATGATAGTAACGTATATCATCGGTAAAGATAACCACCTGCCCAGTCACACTTCTCAAACATCTGCTCACGGGAGTTGATAACCAGCACATTGTAACGCTCACCCTTCGCAGGAGATTTAATGCTCGCAGGTTTGTAGACAGAACCAGTCTTCTTATCAATGAAAGCGTGAATGCTATCACGTCGATCACCAATGTGCATAAAGACTTTGTGATACTTACGACCAGAAGAGTCCAGAGAGTAGAAGTAACCATCAGGAGCAGTCTGCTGGAGAGCATCACACAGCATCAGGCAATACTTAACGATGTTGAGATGAATGGTATTCTGTGCGTCACGTTGAGCACAGAAGTCGGAGAAGTCTTGACGGAGTGCGGTGGTGGTCACGGGGTCTTCCCTTGATTACCTTAGTATTATAGGGCATCCCAGAGGGGTCTGAGGATGCCTTGTGCCACTTATTCAACTGGACTTATATCGTTCAATCTCTTCTTCCAGTTGACGCAATACTCCCTCTCTAGTGTATGCTCCAGTAGCATTCTTGCGTCGTTCCATTTCTTCTTCAATCTTTTGAGTGATAGAAGCATGACGGCGGATCTCTCCACCCATCATCATTTGACTCTTTGTTTGTTGCATACAGAACTGTAGTTGAAACAGTTCCATATCATCTAGTTCAAGCATTAGTTTCTCCAATAATCAGTTTTCGTCGTTAATAGAACCGGCAGGAATCTCAACTTGCTTGACCATATGACGATCAGGACCAGCATTGAGATTGTGACACACCCACTCACCGTTCACAAAATGGTAAGTATATTCTGCACAACACTCATTATCTGCATAGATTAGAAATTCGTTCAGATTAGTGTGGTACTTAGGCTCATTGTTTTCGATTTTTTCACCACGCATAGTGTAATACAAGGGACCAACTTCGGGCAGAGTTTCATTATTCCAACCTGCATTAGTATGCAGAGCAGAAATGTTGCCACCATCAATCAGATCACGAATCTTTTCAACAGAATCATAATTGTCACGCAGAACGCGACCATTGAACTCAGGATAACCATCCCAGTGGCAATAGACGGAGACAATGCTCTCATCTTTCAGTTGAATGCCGATGCGGGAACGAGTGCCCATTGTGCCTTTGCTTGATTACCTTGTTATTATAGGGCATAAAAAAGACCCCAGAGGGGTCAGTGTGACACTTCTTAAACTGGTTTAATCATCATAAACTTTACATTCTAGTGCAGAGGGATTAGCATCACAATACATTTCAAATGCGGTAGGATCGTGGTGATCTTCAGGATGTTTTTCGTGATACTCTTCTAGATCGTGAAGTTCTGCCTCAATGTGACGACGTTGTTGTGGAGAAATAGTAGGATCTTCTAGGATTTTCTTATCCTTATCAATATGATCTTCGATAGATTTTTCCATAGTTCTGTAACGTTATGATACTATTTATTTTGTTCTTTAAGTTTGCTGACAAGATATTCGGCAAATGACTCCATTTTTTCTGGATGAATTTGCTGAATACCAGCATCTTTTACGGCATTTGTGATGCTGTAGATCTCATTTTGAGAGAGTTTTTTACCTTGTGAAGGAAGAGTCATTGTGATGTTCTGATGCAATCCAAGTATAACTCAGGAAGTTACTAATATCTAGTATTTTAATGTTTTCTTTGGGATTGCTTCATAAAACTCAATCTTTATCGAACCAACTACCAAACATTCCAGAGTCTCCATGTCCACGATTCTCAATTTTATCAATCAAAGCATCGGCACTAATCAGATTATCAATCTGCATAATCATATCAGCAATATTCTTTGCAATAAATGGTTTCTCTTGACGTGCCGCATAAGAAAGTGCATTACGCAGTGATGCTTCTGCTTCTCTCAAACTACTTTCAACTGATTCAGATAGAGCCATTACGATCCTCACATTTACGATAGAAAGTTCCATTAACATAGCAGGACTTTCCGGGTTCATAGTATTTTACTACATTTGGTGGTCTGTTGTCAATAACACAATGATCACCTTGTCCTGTGGTTAAACCTTCAGTACACATCGACACAAGAATTGGAGCAAGAAGTTTAAGAGTATACATTACAATCCAGGAGTCCACTCATAACCACCATCTTTCTTGATTTCTTCGTAGAGGGCATCAAGTTCTGCGCGTTTGTTATAATACTCTGCTTCACGCAGATTATACTCACGACACTTCTCTTTCTCTTCCGCAGCATCACACATTGCGTTTAGTTCTTCTTCAGTGTATTGCTTGTGCTCTTCTGGATAATAGTTTTCTTCCCAGAAGTCATTCCAATCTGAAGTACCACCCAGAGTAATGTTTCCCTCATTACCAAAATCAACTTCACGATGACCCTTCAAAAGTGAAAGGAGTTCGATACTCTTAGTGAGATACTTCTTGTGATACTCTACACTCTCATCCACAACATTTACAATAGTGTCATAGATGTCTTGTGGTGTAAGATCCTCACAATTCACAGCATCATTCACCCAGTTGTCAAGTTGTTCGAGAGAATACTTCTTGTAGGAAAAGTCACTACTGTGTGGATTGGTCGAGTTCATCGAGGTAGTCCTTGATTGCTTGCTCCATCATAACCTGAATCTCCTTGGATGTCAACCCATTTAGAAAACTCCATCGTGGATCGTCTTTACTCCACTCAATAGAAAAAGATCCATCTTCATTTTGTGAAATTTTTAGACTATCATTATCAGCAGTCATCACCACACTCCCTATTTTGTTTCCAAGTCTTACGAACTCTCTTTAACTCTTTGAGTTCCATTTTGATATTCTGGTATGCTGTTTCGCTGTCAATCTTATCTGCCATTTCCATAGCAATAATAACATCAACTCTTGTACCAAAATGTTTTAGAGCAGATTCGAAGCAATCTAATGACTCATACATCCCATTCAGTCCTATACTTTTCAGCAAGAATATCTATGCGAGCATCTAAAGAATTCCAACATTCATAGAGTGCATTAGATTGTCCAATGTTTTCTGCTTCAAGAAGAAGCACACGGTCTTCAAGTTCTTGAATCTTTTTCTCCAACACTTCAAGTGGAGATGGTTCTTGTATCCCCCACTTTCTAAAAAACCAATAAGGATTTTGTTTCATAATACACCCACTTCTTTCAGATAATTTCTGTATGCGGCATACCTTTGCCACTTTGGTTGGTTTGGAACATTTAACTGGTGGCAAATCTCACAATACATTAACCACTCATACCAGGGAGTAGTAGGATCTAACTCGTGATAAGGATAATCAGAGTTTTCCACCAACTACTCCATCATTAACAACACGACTGGTCTTATCATCCCATCCCTCTTGTCGTCCTTTGAGATAGAATCTTGTCATACGAATACAAATGTCCTCGGTTAGACCAGAGACAAGACCATTGTCGTCTTTGTCATAACTGTGCCAGAGAAATCGTGCTTTTACAACATAAAAGCAGTCATCAATCAGTTTCTTGTCCGTCATTAGGTTTGTTAAATCCAAAAGGTCCTTCTTTTTCTTCCAGTGCTAGTTTGAGTGCTACATTACCGACTGCTTCCATTACTTTCAGAATGTCTTCTGGTTTAGCATCAGGTCCAAGTGTGGTGGCAACATA